GTCCGAACTCGCAACGTGCGCTCTTCAGTAAGTTGGAGATCACGATTTAATCGCGTGATTCCCAGCGAGGTGCGCCTTAACACGTACACACCAAACCCGTTAGGGTCTGTTGTGTATGGTATCAAGGGCACCACTGAGGGAAGCAGTTGCTTCTTCTTACCCCTATTCAGGCTGGGGTAGGCACTCACCTTTAGTGTGCGCAGGATGGTGGAACGAGTGTTCCAAAATCCATGCTCCCATGCAAGGTTAACGTGTCCGATAAGACTCACATAGCGCGTTGGGGTAATACCCCTGACGCTATGAAGAGGCTTATACAGGAAGGGAGTTATATCAGATCCGTCAACGTAGTATCTGCCGCAGCTCTCTCTAACAGATTGACTGCCAGTGAAAGACTTAGAGGCGTTAACCACGAAGCCTAGCTGATCTAGACGCCGCATAACATCATCCGTGACCCTAGAGTCACATAGAATGTCATCGCCGTAGACCGTTGGTTCCTCTAGCCGGTTCGGAGTAAAGGCCTTACAAACCTTATATCCTCTATGAACACCGTTGCGTAACAATCGCGAGATTGTGCGCGAGGCATCATATCCAGGGTCGAGCGGGAGAGTAACATGCTCCCGTCCTGCTAACCATTCTAGCATAGATGTCACTACCACGGCTGTAAAGATGATGCACTGAGTTGGGAAGCATAATGCTGAACCCATAGGTGCAAACTTCTTGACAGTAGTAATTTTTCCGTCGGGGAGCTCAACTCGAGCGACCCTAGTACCAAGGAGGTAGTAGAGCCAATCACGAGGGAACAGTCGACGGATAAGATCCACGTGTACCGTGTCAGAAGCGCTCGATAAATCGATTGTATCGAGAGCGCCAGTCACGGATCCGTACCAGGCGCCATATTGATTTCGGTTCTGATTCCGTAAATCAACAAAGCGGCCTATAGGATTCCGTCTTAACGCTGTTTCCACACCGCGCAGCACTAGCTGCTGAGCGAACATATAGGAGTTCGGTTCCATACAGATGGAACGTGCGGTCGAAGTGTCCTTAGGGACAAACATCAATCGACTGTGCGCAGAACTAGACGACTCCTCCAAGGTTAACTTGAGTGCCTCATTCATATACTTGAATGCAGCGCGTGAGTCACCTTGAACGGATAGGCCAGAAGTTAACCTATCCGAGCTGAATAAACGCTGTAATCTCCGGTCGAATCTCAGGCTGAGCGCCTTTGACCACGGACCCAAGATTCCTCGCTCGCTGACAGATCCTGGGCCAAATCGGCCGTGGGAAACGTCAACGGTAAGGCTGCCGCAGAGGTAGTGGACTACAGTACGCAAACTGCGCATGTAGTCGCTTTCCTCGAACGTCAGTCGCGCTAGCTTTTCTTCGACTCCAAGCCATTTGCGAAATGCATTGGCGTTAAATGATTCATCCACATATTTCATCTTCTTCAAGAATTTCAAGAAGCTGATGATGTAGTGGAGGAGATCATGGGAGCCACCTCGCCACCAAGTGAGATACTCGACGAAGATGGGCGTATGCATCATTTCTGATACAAATTCGCCACGTTCGTCGCCTCCACCGGTAAGGGTCGGTCCTGTCAGGATCCGATCGGCGAGGGCCGCGTACTTCTGGACAAAACCTTTTATCGGAGTGTGCGTGATCTCTTTAATGAGCATCACGTAAGAACTCCAGGGTTTGCGTTCCGTACGCAAAGCAAGAGGGCTATCATCAAGAAGAGAGAGGTATGCGAGAACCGCGTGAGCGGTATACTCAGCATTGGTCTCATCACACACCCCATTAGCAAGAAGTAAGGACTCGTCAATTGTGAAATTGCGACGTCCTTCTCGAGGATGCAAGACGGCATCCCACTGCATCACGACTAGATATTATTCGTGATGCCGTAGTTGATGTCTTCCAAGACCACGTTGCTTGGCTCACCAGTGCTACCGTTAAAGGTAGTCATGATGATTGAGAACGCAGCCTGAACGAGGACAGACATTTGGTCCGAATCGATTAGATAAGGACCCGGGTGGTTCCACGCAATGACAGCTTCATGCTGCTCGACGCGAGTGGTATCGGCGACATCGTCAGTGACGGTGACGTCGGTAGCAATCCGCACCGAATTACGCTTGCCCCCTTCTTTTGTCGTCTCTTGTCGGATGGACAGGTACGTGCGGGCCCCCGGATTTGCACCCTTAAAGGTGTACTCCGAGACCTTGACACGGCCGCCTTGTTCAGTGCGAGTTTCAGCCGGACCAAAGTTGGTCGGGCTGAACAGAGTGACGGCGGCATTTTTGGTGTCCGCCTGCGCACTCAAATTCGCATATACTACAGAGATCGTCATTTGGATACCTTTCGTATACCATAGACGGCAACAGACGTTGCCGGGACTAGCCCCCTATACGGAGGATCTGATAAAGGAGAGATCCAAGTATCCCAGAGTTGGGAGAACCTTGGACGCGGAGATAGTCATAAGTCGACTCTGCTAGCTGAGGAACCGTGAACGAAATATCGCGCACGTAGTACTTCGCTAGCAGCCTAGACTCAGAGCTATCCAGCCACTCCCAGACATCATTGACGTCCGAGAGACCGCTCACTATCGTGTAGCTATGCTCAAAGTAATTAAACTTAAAAGCAAGCTGCATGAGCGACAGGTCGACGTGCTTATAGCGCGCGGACATGTTAGTAAACCAATCTACCACAAAGCTTCCGGGGATAAGCTCCCAGATGTTTTGTAGCGAGGGTGCCAATCTGACGCCGTATAGGCCGATTATGGCATTCCAAACTGGCTTGGGCGGGTAGGTCAAGTTGACCTTGGTGCGAGTGATAAGCTTGCTACCAGACCCCCACGACTCGTCGTCGTGGAACGGAAAGTGGAACGTGCCATATTCTGTCACGGACTCCACCTCGTCCCCTCGATCGATAAGACGCAAGAGTGACGGGCCCACACGATTCAGCTCCTGAAGGACTGAAACGTCTGGCGCGATCCCGAAGTTGTACTGTAAGTTAAACTTCGTTATCCAATCACCCAGCTTTAAGCCTGTCCTTATAAGGGATGAGCTTTTGGCCATGGTGAGGATGCGGACTAGCGACAGGACATCAGGAATGAGAGCCGGAAGTTCCGGAAGCTCTTTCAGCACTTCGAGATAGTTGTTCTTGAGTAAGACCAACCTCTTCTCTAATGCGTTGTGAAAGGAGTAGACCGAACTCTTCCTGAGTTCGTTCAATCTACGCTCCCAGTACAACCCGTGGTCGTCTGCTACGAATCTGACGGCTGAATCTAATATCCAGTCGGCAACACGGGGTAGACCAGACTCGGACTTTATATAAGGTCCGTATCTGAGAATACCCTGATCGTAGTTAGGGGCCACAAAACCCGAGTACGGCGTCTGCTTGACGCTCGTTACTAATTCACCGCCTAGGAGATAGGTACAAGACCCCTCCAGGCAAGTAAACTCGTAGTAGGGACGCACTAGTCGACCGATTGGCTGTTGCCAACCGGTTGAGACCGATTGCGTACTATCTGTCGGGTCCAGCGAGATACCGGAACGGACTTTCCACCTAGACTTAAAAGTCGTGATGCTCCCAGGATATAACATTTCCTGTGAGAACTCGTACTCCCAGTCGCAGCGGTGACTGTCTCGTGTGAAGTGAAAGTCCTTCAGCGAGAAGTATACCAAAAGTCCACTATGCAAAATAGACTGTGCATAGGTACCGGAGACAGACGCCAAATAGTCCAATGTTGGTAACATTGGACCAGCGGCTCCCCTGGAATTATCAAAGTCCCACGCGTCAATGTAGTAACTTCCAGCGGGCTCACCAAAGTGAACCCAACTGTAAATACCTACAGAAGCTTGGTAACCATCGATTCCAGCCGTGTTGACGAAACTCGGTAAAGATGTCCCGAGTATCGTGCGCGAACCAACACCATGAGTAATAACGCGAGAATCCAGAGAGACATCCGCATAGCCATCGAGATTTCGATGCTCGACGCGACTGTCGTGACCCCTAAGGCGACGTGCCTGAGGAGAATCTGGATCGACGGGCAAGCAGTAAGAGTTTAGGAGTGAAGAGGGGTAGTTAGCCTCAACGCTTGGGTGATAAAGCCCTTCGTTGATAGCAAAACCTCCGAATTCACGCCTCGAGGTACGCCTAGACTCAGCGACCTTATGGCCGAAGAGAATGGCGACCT